ACAACAATAGATGATCCATCAGCATATTTTAAAGTCCAGAAATGGACCGGAACAGGAAGTTCTAATGCTGTTGCTTTTAATGATACTGATACAAATATGCAACCGGATTTTGTTTGGGGTAAAAGTAGAAGTGATACTTATAATCATTTTTTGTTTGATTCTGTTAGAGGTACAACAAATCTTTTAACTGCTGATGAAGATGGTGCTGAAAGTGATCTTAGCTCTGCAGGAGTAACAGCTTTTGGAAGTGATGGTTTTACTGTTGATGGCAATCCATATAATAAAAGTTCAGATTTATACGTAGCTTGGTGCTGGAAAGCTGGAACATCATTTACCAATGACGCAAGTGCAACAAGTGTTGGCACTATAGATAGTGCTGGAAGCTCAAATTCCACTTCTGGTTTTAGTATTGTAACCTATACCGGCACAGGCAGTTCAGGTTCGATAGCTCACAATCTGGGATCTGCACCAACAACAATTTTTATAAAAAGAAGAAACTCATCAGATAGTTGGACTGTTGGACATAATAGTAATGGTTGGGGTGGGTTTTTAAGATTAGACACAACACAAGCATTTGGAAGTGATACTAGTACTTGGACCAATACAGCACCAACATCTACTGTATTTGCTGTTAATACTAATGATGTAAATAATGATGGTACAACTTTTGTTGCCTACTGTTTTGCAGAAAAACAGGGATTTTCAAAATTTGGATCCTATACCGGCAACGGAAATGCCAATGGACCGTTCGTTTACACCGGCTTTCGTCCGGCTTTTGTTTTACAAAAAAGCACAGCAGTTCAAGGTTGGCAACTACAAGACAATGAAAGAGAAGGATTTAATGGAGACAATGATCTTTTACAACCACATGATTCTGCTGCAGAAAGTGGTGTAAATAGAGTAGACCTACTTTCAAATGGATTTAAGGTTATTACAACAGATGCTGGTCAAAATACAGATGATCAAAAATATGTTTACTGGGCATTTGCAGAACAACCATTCGTAAATTCTAATGGAGTACCAGCTAACGCGAGATAATTATGCTACAGAAAATTAACATACAACCAGGATTTAACAAACAAGTTACAGCAACGGGTGGCGAGGGCCAATGGAGAAGTGGAGACTATGTTCGTTTTAGATATGGAACTCCTGAAAAAATAGGTGGCTGGGCACAATTAGGAGATATTACTCTTACAGGTAGAAATACTGCACTACACCATTTTGTTAATGCATCAGGTATTAAATACGCAGCTTTAGGCACAAACAGATTTTTATATGTATATTCGGGAGGAGCATTTTATGATATTACTCCTCTTAAATCTACAACAACTTTAACTAATGCTTTTACTACAACAAATGGTGATGCAACGGTTACATTAACTTTTTCATCTGATCACAATATATCTAAATACGATATTATCCGTTTAGATAATTTTACTGCTATTACTAATTCTAATTTTAGTTCTGGTGATTTTGATGATACTAATTTTATGGTAACAACAGTTCCAAGTTCAACAACATTAACAATTGAAATGGGATCAGCTGAATCAGGATCAGGAGCAAGTACTTCTGGTGGAATAAGAGTTAAACATTTTTATTCAATTGGACCTGCTGTTGAAGAATCAGCAGCTGGTTGGGGATTAGGTTTATGGGGCGGTACTTCATTAGGCGCGGTTAGTTCTACTTTAGATGGTGCTTTAACTGCAAGTTCATCTAGTATTGTTCTAGATGATTCAACAGGTTTTCCAGCTTCAGGAACTGTTTTAATAAACGATGAAAGAATTGCCTATACATCAAATACCACAGGAACAGGAACTTTATCAGGTTTAACTAGAGGTTCAGATAATACAACAGCAGCATCACATTCTGATGCAGCTACTGTAACCAATGCATCAGATTATACAAAATGGGGTGCATCGCAAACAGGTGATATTGTAACGGCTCCTGGTTTATGGACCTTGGACAATTATGGAAATAAATTGATTGCAACTATCGTGGATGGTGCAACTTTTGAATGGGATTCAGATGCAACTGGTGCGACATCAACACGAGCAACTATTATTTCTAATGCGCCAACAGCAGCAGTACAAACTTTAGTATCTACACCAGATAGACACTTAGTTTGTTTTGGAACAGAAACTACAATTGGAACTACATCAACACAAGATGACATGTACATACGTTGGTCGGATCAAGAATCGATTAATGCTTCAACTTCTTGGGCACCTTCAGCAACCAACACAGCTGGTACACAAAGACTGGCCGATGGAACACGGATCGTGGGAGCGATAAGAGGTCGAGATGCAATTTACGTTTGGACTGACACATCTTTATTTATTATGAGATTTGTTGGTGCTCCTTTTACTTTTTCATTTCAACAAGTTGGAACAAACTGTGGATTGATTGGAAAGAATGCAGCCGTCGAGGTTGATGGTTCTGCTTACTGGATGTCAGAGAATGGTTTCTTTAGATATACTGGTAAACTAGAATCTTTAGCATGTTTAGTTGAGGACTATGTTTATGATGATATTAACACCGTTCCTAAAAACCATATCTATGCAGGTTTAAATAACTTGTTTGGTGAAGTCACATGGTTTTATCCAGGTAGTGGTGCTGCATCTAATAATAGATCAGTCACATATAACTTTATGGATTCAACACCAGAGCGTCCAGTATGGACTACAAGTTCACTTTCAAGAAGTACTTGGTTTGATTCGTCTATATTTGGAAAACCTCATGGTACTGAATATGATTCAAGTGCTACGAGTGATTCAACAGTTGGCAACACTGATGGTGTTACAACTTATTTTGAACACGAAACAGGACAAGATCAAATTAAAGCAGGAGCAACAACTGCTATTCAAGCAAGTATTCAGTCTGGGGATTTTGACATATCAATGGCACAAGGTGGTGGAGCAGATTTAAGAGGTGATGGTGAATACGTAATGAAAATTAGACGAGTACTTCCAGATTTTTTAACTCAAACTGGAAATGCAAGAGTGACTTTAAATTTAAAAAATTATCCAACAGATTCAGAAGCTAGTTCTTCATTGGGTCCATTTACATCTTCAACAACTACAACTAAAATAGATACAAGAGCTAGAGCAAGATCAATAGCTTTAAAAGTTGACAATACAAGTACTGGACAACACTGGAAGCTTGGAACTTTTAGATTAGATATACAACCAGATGGTAGAAGATAATGATAGAAAAAAGAATTAATTATAGATACGGTGGCGATACTATGGGTAGAGACACAAGCCCTGTTGACAGAGGAGGTGGTAGACAAGAATCTGGCGGCGGAGGTGGTAGACAAGAATACAGTGCACAACAATATACTGCACCTAAACCTACACCTACACCTCGTGGAGAAGATTTACATCAAGGACCTACGGTTAAAGAAGTTTTAAATAAAGTTGCTGAAGATAAAAAAGAACAAGCAGCAATAACAAGTTTAGAAGATGCAATGGAAATTGCTGATTTAAATAAAAGAACAGATTTACATCAAGGGCCTACGGTTAAAGAAGTTTTAACCGACCTTAGAAAAAAACAACAAAATTTAGATTATGGTCAGTTTTTTAGACCACAACCTGTTGTAGAAAAACCTAAATTTTTTGATACTGGTTTAGGAAAAACTATAAAAAATATAGGATTAGGTATTGTAGCTCCACAATTATTAGCAGGAACTGCATTTGCTAAACCTTATAATCTTTACAGACAATACCAAACAGCAAAAAGATTTATACCAAAAGATATTATGCAAACTTTAACAAGTAATTTGACAACACCAACAGGATTAAGAACTATTGATACTACTCCTAAGGACGATAGAAGAGAGGAAAATATTATGCAAGCTCAAGCACCTCAAAATGTTATGCAAGCAAGTATTAAAAAATTTCAACCAACACAAAGTCAAGTAATGCAGATGGCTGAAATAATGAGAAAAAGAATGATACTACAAGGATACGCGGATAAAGGACAATTAAATGAAAAAGGCATGAATACTTTGACACAGATGAACCAATTGATAAATCAATATCAAGTAAAACCAGAGAGTATATGGACGTAATATGGCTAGAATAGTACAATCATTAACACAACCTTTAGAAAAATATGATCAACAGATACAACAATCATTTGTTAGAGATGTTGATAGTATCGTGCAAAAATTAAACACTTCTTTTCAACAAGACTTGAAAGAAGAAGCAGAGGCGGAGGCTTATTTCTTTGGCTAATACATTTGTCAATAAAAAGAAGGATTTAACTAGTAATAGTGCTACTACATTGTACACTGTACCTAGTGCCACGACTGCTGTTATAAAATCAATACTGGTATCTGAAGATTCTGGTAATGCTGATACTATAACAGTGACTATAACGGACACAGATGACGCTGTTTTTAGCCTATTTAAGACTAAATCCATATCAGCTAATGGGACCTCAGAATTGCTATCTCAACCTTTAGTGGTTGCAGAAAGTGAAGTGATAAAAGTAACCGCAGCAACGGCTAATAGATTACATGTCGTATTATCTGCGCTTGAAATTAAACCTAGAACAGTAACATCATAGGCTTGATTTACATGAAAAAAACAAGTATTATTATAAACCCAGGTGAAATTCCTGCCTTTAAAAAATTAACACATAAAAATTATGGCTATAGATAGAACAGGAATATCATCATTGGACGCGGGAGCATCAAACATTACTTATGAAGGTAATGAAGGACCTAAATCTCCACAAGAAAAAAGAATAGCTATAGCTAAAAGTAAGGGTTATAGCGATGAAGAGATTATGGAATATGAAGATTATAGACGTGGGATGGAAGAAGGAAAACCTGGATATCCTATATTAGAAATTGATGAATATTTTAAATCACCGTTTGCTGCAGCTCAAGGTGGACCTGCTGAAGTTAGAGGTCCAATTAATTCTACATACACTCAAAAGAGAAAACAATTATTAGCTGGTGGTGGTATTGCAGGACTTAAAAATAGACCAGGATATTTTCTTGGTAATTTAGTTGATAAAATTAAAGACGATTTAATTCCAAATGAAATTAAAGAGAACCCTATTTTATCAACAGCGATAGCTGGTCTTGCATTAAATCAATGGGGACTTCCATTCAAGATAGGTTCATTAGAAGAAGGCGCTGGAAAAGACTGGATAGGAGATCTTTTAAAAGATGCTACATCC